TAAGATAAATGGAATCGGTATCAGAAGCAATAACATAATCCTCCCCATCTGTTTTCAACAGTTTATTTAGATATGCATTCATTTTGTTCTCAATCCAGCGGATTGAAACTTGACCAGATAGGGTGATTGCTTCTGCATTAGTAATTAGAAAATACCTGAAGTATTCATTTCCAATCGCACCATAAGCAGAGTTTAGTGCAATCTTACGTGCCATCTGATTGTTTTCATATCGTGCGATATCTTTCAGATGCTTCTTATCTTTAGTTTCTTCATAAAGCTTTTTAGATTCAAGCATCTTTTTCTTGAAGATAACTCGGTCATCATACATCTTCTGCATAAGCTTTGGAAGAAACCCCATCTCATGGGTATCATACATTGCACCATTTGCACAGACCGATGCACACTCTAGTGAACTTGTATCTACTGATTTCTGTAGGATTTTATCTACTGTTATACCAGGGAATCGTTCAGTCAATAATGTTTCAGGAGAAATATTGTACTGCATGATCAAGTGTGGATATAGTGAGTTCAAGTCAAAACTCACCACCCAATCATGCTTACCGATTATGGGATCCTTTACATAAGCTCCTTCATATGCATAATCTTTCTTCTGGCTAATCTTTGGGGGAACTACAATGTGACCCTTCTTCAAATAATTGAAGATAATATTGTCCCAAGTTTTTACCTGAGAATATACATCTTCAAAATTCTCTTTTGCGTCATATGCCATCGTAATAGCAAGTTCAATCAGCTTCATCTTGTCATCGAGACGATCGACAAGTTCTACGTCACGAATGTTGTAATCAATAAACTTCTGCCAGTCCCTGGTATAAAATTCTTTGAAGTTTTCAAACTCAGAGTGATCGAGCTTTTGTTCTCCTAGTTCTACTTGGGCGATGTAATCTAGTCGGTAGGATTCTCTGTTTGTATAAGTAAACTTCTTGTACAGATCCAGATAGTCCAGTACAGATAGTCCTGCAATCTCATAAATGATATGAGCCCTACCCATGATCACAACTTCCCTGTTGGTGGCAACTGTCCAGGGGGAAATCGACTTCATGTGTTTGGTGGACAGTACCTTCTCCAACCTTCTCATAATGTATGGGATGTCATACAAAGTCACGTTCCACCCAGTAACCACATCAGGAGTATTTTGAACCCACCATTCAAGAAAGTTTGAAAGCATTTCTTGCTCGGTCCAAAATACTCGATATTCTACATCTAAGCGAGTGTTTTCATATTCACGGACACCCCACACAATGATTTGTTTAGTATTGATATCCTTTACAGTAATGCAGAGCATTTCTTCTGCAGCTGCCTCTACATTCGGGAACCCGTTTTCACAAGCCACCTCAATGTCTAGAGATACAATGTGCATAGAAGAGATATCAAATTTGATCTCGTCCTCTGGAAATTGATCTGCTATGTATTGATACAAAAACCTTTCATATCCATACACTGTAAAGTTGTCTACACCATCGTACTTTTTTAGAAAGTCTTTTGCTTCGTTAGTCCTAGTAAATTCAATAGGACTAACATAATCACCAGTAAGGGTTTTATACTTAGTAGGTTTTGGCGAGGGCACAAACAATGTGGGAGAAAAGGTATCTTGGAAGATTTCCTTGACTCCGTTGTTGTACCCACGATAGTGGACTACATCACGAATTAGTTGTACATTGGTGTAAAACCTCATTTAGCAATCAGTTGAGTGTATAGGGTTAGAATTTCTGGACAGGGTTCTACTATGGTCATGATTTTATCTGAATTGAGAAGAATATCTACGTCTTCTGTAAATAGAGGATACCTAACCAGTTGAGCATAATCAGTTTGAATAGTTGTAATTTCCTTTTCGTCTTTGATATTTTTTTCTTCCGTGGTCCGTAAAAATACTGCATTATCTGGAGGGAAATGTTTATCCTTATCATTGTAATCCCAATAAGTCAGGTCTAGAACTCGATATGGATTTTTCATGTATAGAGAAGGTTCTTCGTCTAGCTCCTCATATTCACAGATAATATAATCATTGTTGATAAGTTGAATCAGTTTAATATTCATGGCAGGGTCCATGGGAACAACTCTATGTAGTATAGCATACCCAGGAGCCCATGTCAAGAAAAAAGACCCGATCCCTGAAAGTTGCCAGGGTGGGTCTGTGCCGACGATATTTGGGGATTTCCCAACTCTATTTATTCTGTCAAGAGAGCTTTTTCAGTCTTGACTCCTGGAATATCCCAGGTTGTTTTCTTTTGATGATCGGGAATAATTTTTTCAATGTCTACAGATAATAGTCCATGTTCAAAATTCACAGAGGATACTCTATGTTCATCGGAGAGTTGAATCTTACGGGTGAAGGAACGTTTTGATAGACCTTGGTGTACATACTGTCTTGTAGTATCTCGTTCCTCAACTTTGCTGGCAATTGTGAGAATGTTTTGTTCTGTAAAGACTTCAATCTCTTCTGGTTTAAATCCTGCAAGAGCGACTTCAACTGTGTAGTTACTGTTGTCATGTTTGACGATGTTGTAGGGAGGATAGTTTACGTTTACCGAATTTTGCATTGAATCTAATCGGTTAAACATTTCATCCAGACCTACAGCAAGTGGAGCGTATTCGGTCCAAAATGTGTCTAGTGATTGAGTAGTGAATCTCATTGTTATTAATCTCCTTGGTAAGCGAGAGTTATTTCTAGAGACCCCGAAGGCATCTCTTCACAATTATATATATAATTATCGTCGAATGTCCAGTTCGGATTTCCGAAAATAAATACAGTATAATCAGTGTACATATTATGCTCTCTACAAATTATCGACTCAAACTAGAAGCAATTTGCAATAACATCGTGGATGGGAACGAAGTTTCATTGCAAGATATTATTTGGGCAGAGAAATTGGCACAAGCAAACAGAACTGCAGGAACTATGCTCCGCCAGGCAAGACGTAGAGCAGAAAACCCAGACATGCAAGAAGGTGATCTAGATGATTTCTTAAATCAACTTGATATTGGTGGATTTGGAAATGAACGAAAAGGAATCAGTAGATTTGATACCGTAGATGATATTGTAGATTTTTTCACCGAAGATAAACCAGAAGACTGGAGACAACGAGATTAAAACAGTATCAAATGTTACAATTATACTTGCATATATAATAATACGTTCATTCGCTATTCGCAAATAGCGAACGGAAGTAAGCCGACTCGGAACGGATCGTTCATCGGGAAACCGACGCAAAAGCCGACTGAAGGAACGCTCTTTAGCCTAAAAATTAAGGAGAAACCTAATGTCACAAGCAACCTATAGAGGGTGTAAGTATAATACCGATACCCCTAAAGAAGAATATCGTCAGTGGTATTCTCAGACACATGCTCCAGCTCACCCACAAAATACATATCGTGGTGTTGCGTATCGCCCTTGCAATAATCAGGAGGTAGCAAAATGAACTGGTTAGATGTTATTCGTAAAAAAATTCAAAAACAAACTCGTCTGTATCAAGCACAACTTGTAATGGCAATGAAATAAAAAAAGGGGGCTTTAAGCCCCCTTTCTACTATTCTGGTTGTTTCTTTTTGCCAATGTTGTATTTACTTTCCAGAGTCCACTCTGGTTTGTCTTTGAATGAAAGAACTTTAATCTGACTCAGCGGTGCTGCGTCTGCTACTTGTTCAGCATTTACAATCTGTACAAGACCCCAATCCTGAAGTAGCTGAGCAATTCTATTCTTTCGTTGAACATCGTTCAAGAATAGATTGGCTCTTTTGCCATCTAATGCAAAAAGCTCTTTAAAGTGTACAATATAATATCTACCTTGCTTATGAAGAATATGGCAAGATTGATATAGCTTCTTTTCTTTTCGTGATGCAACTCCAATACGAGTTAGAGTTTCCCTGACTTTTAGAAAGTCATCTGGCTCATTTAGAGTTACTTCAACCATTTGATCTGGTGACCAACTCACTTCACTATCAACGTTCATTTTTTCCTCCACGATTCAATCTCGTTCTGATAAATTCAATTTGTTCGTCTGTTAATATTTTCAAGGCAACCTTAGCCTTTTCATCACTATAGCCATAATATTCTTTAATGCATTCCAATGAATCTAATTTCTCTTTCTTTAACCAAGGAGAGAAACGTTTCTTTGGTCTGATAATATTTATATAAAAATCATATTGAAGTTTCTTGTCAATATGAGAATTTAAATTCATCTCATTAGCAAGAAGAATAGTATCAATAAAACCAGAATAGCACCTATTAACAATGTATGGAAGATACTTGGACTCCGCCTCTGCGTCGGAGTCGATCAAGTTCTGTTTAGTGGTATTGATTGAATTTAGATAGTCTTTGAGATCGTACATTATTTAAATTTACAGTCACACATAATTTCAGTGAAGCAAGCAAGAGTATTGATCTCTTGATCAGCAACAAATGCTGATTGATACTGATACTTAGCAAGAATCAATACTGCTTGAGGAATCGACCCAGCATCCAAACACTCGTACATAGTATTGTAGATCTTTCGGATAATAGAATTCACATCATTATCAAGATTCTCCACAACCCACTTACGAACCTCTTTGAAGTTCTTTTCCTTTAGAGAATTTACAAGATTCTTCAGGTTGACATCGCTAACCGAAGCCAGAACTCCAATATCAATAATTCCAGAAGATGCATATCGTTGGAGTTCATTGAGAACCCTACGCCAATCAGGAAAGAATTTATTGATTACTTCTGCAACAACCTTTTCATCATATTGGACATTCTCTTCCTCAAGAATAGTCCGGATACGGTTGAAGAATTGTCCTGCAACTCTTGGCTTGTCCTTACCTGTGATACCGAAATCGAAGACGGCACACCTAGATTGTAGCGGTTCAATGATTTTATTCTTGTAGTTGCAGGTGAAGATGAATCTGCAGTTGCTATGAAACGTCTCAATATTAGCCCGTAGGAGGAGTTGAACGTCGTTGGTTGTGTTATCTGCCTCGTCAATGATGATGACTTTTGGTTTACCATTTCCTTGAAGTGAGACGGTCGATGCAAAGTTTTTTGCTTGGTTCCGTACCGTGTCCAGAAATCGTCCTTCATCAGATCCGTTGATGACATAAAAATCTACTCCTAGTTCATTGCATAGTGCCTTGGCGATGGTGGTCTTACCAATGCCTGGAGGACCACACAAAAGTAGATTAGGGATTTCTCCCTTATCTACGAAATTTTGAAATGTATCTTTTACATTTTTTGGAAGAATACAGTCACTTACTTTTTGTGGACGATACTTTTCAACCCACAGAAAATCATTACGAATCATTTAATCAACCTCCAAAAGTAGAATCTGGTTCAAGGGCAATCCAATATTGAAGATTGTATTTGGAACTAATAAACTGAGATACATTCTGCGGAGACACTAAGACTTTGTACACATCAGGAATGATCTTGATATTTTCAATTTTAAAGTTGAAGACAAATTGATTATCAGTCTCGCCAACTTTAGCTGAGAAACTATTTGATGTGTCGTTGTCTTTGTTGCGAACTACAAGATTGATTTCTCCATCTTCACTAATTAGAGATAGATCTTTTAGCTGATACACGCTCGCAGCTTTTAAAAGCGAAGAAAGAACCTCTTCTCCAAGTTCAAACTCTACATTTTCCCCATCCATTGGAATTTGCTTGTCAGATGGGCTGGCAATCAGATTCGGATCTGAAAAGAAATACTTTACCTTTGAACGACCACTTTTAATAGTCAAATAACTAGGGTTGTCAAATACAAATTCAGGATCCTTAAACAAAGTAAGTCCACCAAGGAATTCGTTCAAGTCATACAGAGCAAAATTCTGCTCAAAGGTTTCAGTGCAAGTATACTCTGCAAGAATATTTTTTACTGGAGAAACAGTACGAATAACACTACCCGATTTCACGACAAGTGAAGAGTTGATGGTAGAGAAATTCTTTAGAACATTCAGTGTTTCGTTAGAAATTTTCATACAGATTTGAACTCCTGGAGACCGTTATTGGTACGTGAATAATGCTTGTCAAAATGAAGCAGAAGCATAGCGTAGTGAATGACTTTCATTAGATCACGTTTGTTGTGACCATCTTTATCACCATAGCGTGAGCCGTACTTCAGGATATTGGCTTGACAGAAGTCTTGAGCCAATCCTTTGGCTGCCATAAGATCAATAGTCTGGACATCACGATAATCTTCATCATGACCACAGTAGTGGCTTCCATAAGTACTTACTACATACTCCTCAATATCCTTGAAGATTCTGTCTTCGTTGTACTTCCATTGCATAATTAAAATCTCCGAATAAAAATGGGGAGTTTCCTCCCCTAGTATACATCAATCAGATAGAGTTGTCAAGTGCTTCTTCGTTGGTTTCTACGACAGCTTCTTCAGAAGTATCTAGAGCAGAAGCATCAATGTTTTTGTAGAGATCTAGGAAAGAACTCTTGGTATCATCATCAAACCGATTGATGCAAACATTGATAGCCTTCTTGCGATTCTTAAAGATAGCAAATGACTGAACAATATGAACCAGGCGACGAGTAGTGATAATTTCATCTACACCACCATCATAGAAAGTCTTACGGATGTTGTCAGCCCAGACGATCAGCTTGTCTACAAACTCCTCATCAACAACCTCAAAAGAGTTCATCAGGTTCATGAGAATCTTTTTCTCAGTTGCCATCGAAGGATATGGTTGCTCAAACGTGATGGGGAAACGCTCAAGGAAGGCTTCGTTCATCACGTTGGTGCCGATGAAGCGACCATCATCAGAACCTTTACCTTTGGTGTTGGCAGTGGCGATGACGTTGAAGCCAGCAGAAGGAGTTACGTACTGGTTGATTTTCTTGAGGAAAACACCCTTACCTTCCAGAACAGACTGCAGACACATGATCTTGTTGGATGCAAGGTCGATTTCGTCAAGCAGAAGAACTGCACCACGCTTCAGTGCATTCACCACAGGACCGTCATGCCATACAGTTTCCCCATCAACAAGTCGAAAGCCACCCAGCAGATCATCCTCATCAGTCTCAATGGTGATATTGACACGAATCAGTTCACGCTTCAGGTGGGCACAAGCTTGCTCTACGCTGACAGTTTTACCATTGCCAGAAAGACCAGTAATGAAAACAGGATAGAACATCCCAGACTTGACAATTCGCTTCACATCACTAAAGTTACCAAACGAGACGTAGTTTTTGTCTTTCTGAGGAATAAAGCTAACTACAGGTGTAGCAGGAGTTGCAGACATAGAATTAAAAGTCTTTTCAAGTTGTTCAGTTACAGTCAAGTTCCAGACTCCACGACCAGATTTGTTTGGTTCAAGTGTCTTGCAAATGGTTGCAAGAGACGTGTTTGAGTTTGCAGCATATTCAATCAGTTGTTGGCGAGTCACAGTTTCGCCGTAAAGAGCAGTCAGGTTCTGAACAAGCTGATCAATCATTTGAGTCATAATGAAGTTACCTCGTTTGGTATGAAAGTAGTATAGGGCAAAAGGGGTGGGGTGTCAAGCGATTTGCTCGATGAATTTTGATAAGATGATCTTATTGAAAGCCTTCTTACTCATTTGAGTTTTAAATGCGGTCAACGGATTTGCTGGGATTGCAGGAAACCTGTCGGTAGGAGTACTATCACCAATCTCAATGAAGTAGAGTTCATTGTACCCCAAAGAAGTTGCAGTAAATGACCTAGTTTTTGCCCACTCGGAAGATACTGTAGTCCAATTTGAAAACTCATCTTTTAGATATCGAGCAACAAAAGACTTGGCACCATAGAAATCAATAAGTCGGAATCCTACAGCATTTGATCCTGTGACTTGACGATAGTAATCTACAAATGCACTAGTGATTCCAATACTTCCATTCTTACTAATATTCATCATGATAATTTTGTTTTTCTTGTCTTGAAAACATAGAACTTCATTACTGTTAAGCCAACCAGAATGAACAATATTCCTAGTACCATAACTTGGACGATTGTATGCAACTGAGTTAGATTCCCCATCAGTCAAGAAAACTGTGTTGACTTTATCTACTTTATAAGTTTTCTTGAACTTATCAAACACCTCAATAGCTGCGAATACGCATTCATTCAGAGGAGTGCTACCTAGATCATAATGACCATACTCAGTAGTTAGATATGATTGTTTATCTAGAACATGTGCAAGTTTCCAGAGATTCTTCATCTGACTTTCCATTTGAGCAGTGTTCATTTTACTGCTCAGAAAATTCACAAGAAGAAAATCACTATTGATAAAAATTTGATTTTCCTTTACCGCTGGTTGCTTACTACGAGACATTTGAGCATAATTTTTTGCGATATTCCTGTCATTGAAGGAATACACTTCAAAGGGAATCTGTACTTTTTTGCAAAACTGAATCAGATTAAACAATTGCTTGATAGTACCTACTAGGTTTCCTTGCATAGAACCAGACCAATCAAGATACATGATTAGACCATGAGACTTACCTTTAGGAACTACAGTTACCTTCTTGAAGATGTCATCATTCCACTTATAGGAATACATTTTGTTGGTATCAAGAACACCAGTTCCAGCAGTAGCAGACCGATTGTATTCGGTTGCTCGCTTTTTCATTTCAAATTCTTTAATCAGATATGACACAGACTTCTTACAATCATCCTTGTAATTTTTATAATCATTATCTGCTTTTG